GTATTAAGATTGCATAATATACCATCATTCTCTATCTTAATTACAGCTTGCCTTGAGTTAGTATAGTTTAGCTTTAATAAGTCTGTAGGTTTAGCAAATACATAATTTAAGTAATCCTCTGTCATTACAGGTGTTATATCAAGTAATGCTAAAGAAGCTCTTTTCTGTGCAAAACTCCATTCGTGTTCGGTTAATACTTCGTCTCTAATATCATTATAGATAGCATTAACAGCCCTTGCCTCTACTGTATCTTCAGAGAGAGACGATATTCTCTTTGCTCCTATCTTTGTTAAGGCAAGATTTATCAATCCTATCTTACTGCCCATAATACCTCCTTATAGTGGTACTTAGGGGGCGTTTTATTGCCCCCATTGTACCGTTAAAACAATTTAATCTTGTGTATAGAATACCGCAAGTTTAATTGTACCTGTTGCTGCTGATAAACCTGTAGTTGAAATAACTACCTGATTATCTCCGGATGCTGTTCCGACAACATAATCCATACCATCAACTGTTTCAAGTCTTTGGTTGATTATAGCACCAGAACCTACTACATTACCATATCTTGCTGCTGAAGCACTATCTCCAACTGAGAAATCGTTGTTAGCATTTAAAGTCGCATCTAAACCTAATGCTATTTCAACAATCCTTGCTCCTGCTGGCAATTTACCGCACATTGATATTGTAGAGCCTGTTGCAAGAGCAGCTGCCTCATAGGTGTCAATCATACACTTAACTCGTGCATCATATAAACCTTTAGCTAACTGACTTGCAATACCGCCTGCATCTATCAATGTCTTATTCACTCCCTTTACTGCACTCATACCAACCTCCTGTTAAAATTGTTTAAACTATATGCTTTTAGTGTTTAAACTCCCTTACGATTCAGTACAAGGGATACAAACAACTCTTTCCTCTTCAAGTCTTGTAACACCGAGTGCTATTCTGACATATACCTGCCAAGCGTAGTTCTTATCAGGTCTTTCAGTCAAGCGACCCTCAGCTTCTTTCTGGATAGCAAGCTGCATACCTTTCTTTTGGAAGGCATATACTTGTCTCTCCGTACTAGAAAGTTCAAGCTGTTCACTGTGGATAAACTTAAAGCCTACCCAAGTGTCAATCTCGCCCTGAACAAGAGCTTTTACTGAGTTGTAATCTGCACTAACGTTTGTAGTTACATTCAATAGGTCAGACATCTGGTCAGAAGCGTGTACGAGAGTTCTATCTTCTTTATCAACTTCGTTAGAATCAAGTATCTCTTTAGCTGAAACCAACTTAGCAAGTGTTAAACCTGCTGCGTCAACTGATGTCTTTTGTGCTGAACCAAGTGTAACTGATGTAGTTCCAGTCTTGCCTGAATATGCTGTTGCTCCAAGTGCTACTGCAATAAGATTATCAACCTTTCTTGCGATTGCTGCTTGTTTAGCTTGCATATAAACAGACTTAGGGTCTGAAAGCATCTGCAATGCTTCAAACGGATCTTCAAGCGTGTTGCTCACAAAGTAACGAGGTGTTATCATACGTCTTTCGTGGTCTGGGCTCTGTAGAGGTGTATCTTGTAATCTACCTACAATCTCTTCAAGCTCATCTGTGCCGTACTGATCGTAGAACTTCTTTTCTCCAGTCCAGTTCGTGTCCACCATTACTGCTCCTCTCAACCTGTTATCGGTCTGTTGAGCAAGCAATGTAATTGTGTCCTGATACTGCTGGACAAATGCTGTGCTTGGGGCTGCCATTTTACTTCTCCTTTTTAGTAGTTAACTTCCATCGCAGAGTATCCTCAAGGGGTCTGTTACTGCTATTTGGAGTTAGCTTTAGTATTCTTTGAAGCCTTTTCAGGTTGTTTCAAAGGTACTTCTACTGGTGTCTCCATAACAAAATCAAATGCTTTTCTAGCGTAGTCTATACAGAGTTCTTTGCTTAAATCAAACCTAGACGCTGTAGCGACATACATTTTCAAACATTCTAACTTAATCTCTATATCTGACATTATGCTGACTCCGCAGGATAAGCTACCTTATAGAGTTCCATTCTCTCTTTTAATACATCTTGATACTCAGGACTGTCTTGTTTCATATTCAGTATCTTTCTGTTTAAATCATCTAGCTTTCTTCTTGCGTCTTTAGGTGTAGAAGATAAATCACTTATCTCACCCCTTGCAAGAGCATCTTCTGATACTTTCTTACCCATATTGGCTAACATCTTCAATACTGCTGTGTTATTGCCAAGCTCACCAAAGGCAACTGCTGCTTCTTGCCCGCCATACTTCATAACAACCTTCTGTGCTAATAAGAGGTTATCAGGATAATCTTTACCCCATTCACCCCTTAACTTAGTCTCAGAGTCCTCTCTAGATTTACTATTAGCATTAGCCTGTTGGTTTAACTGGTTGTTCATTGTTTCCATATACCAATCATTCAATGCTGATGCCTGTGCTTGTGTTAATCCAGTCTTATGAGCTATATCTTTATAGGCTTTGATAGACTCTTCATTAGGCTGAATAGCTTCATTAAGTCCTTCCTTAGGCACAAATTGATATAAGTCAGCCTTCTCTGGTCTGCCGATACTGTTAAAGAATTTATCAATGTCCTCTTTGGGTGAGTTCTCATTAGGTACAATAACTCCCTTTCTTCCTATCAACTTAACTGTTTCAAGGTGTCCTTTAGCTAACTCACCTATATCCTTGTACTTCTTGATATTCGGGTCTGCTCTTAGTTCTTCTGGTATTGACTCTATACTGCCTATACTAGAAGCTCTCTCCATTGCTCCCTTGTAAGCTGTTCCTAACTCTTCAACTGTTTTGAAACTTGCGTATGATTCATCGCTGCTAGCGAAATCCTCAGGCAACAAGTTTCCTTCGGTCTCATTACTCATCTTCTTCCTCCTTAGGGTTGTTGGTATCTGTTACTGGTCTTAACCTTGTTTCTATCGATAGTACAACCGACCTCATTCCCTCTTTCTGTGCCATTAAGATAGCGTTGTCGCTGAATGTCGGTATATACATAAAGCATCTTTGCCTTAAATCTTCTAAGACAAGTCTGCCGTCATCAGTATTAAATACTCTCATATAGAGTCTAGCAATTCCATCTTCGTCAAGTTTCTGTAGTTCTATTAAGCTCTTATTATCCATTAGTTATTGTCTATTTGGTATTTCTTGTTGCTTATACTAACTATCTTATCCAGTTCAGCTGCTCTGCTATTGCTTATCCCCATATGTTCTGGGAATCTATGGAACTTACGATAGTCTATATCGTGCTCTTTAAACATAGCTTTCCTAACATCATATTTACCTTCTTGGTTATTTTTAACTACTTTAGCTAACTTCTCAAGCGTCTCTTGTTCGTCAGATGTAATCATTGCGTTCTTGCTCCACTTAACAAAAGAATCCTGCATTGCAGTTTCCTCATCTAATGACATATTGCGAGGTTCATATACTGACTTAAATACAAGTCTTGCAAGATATGGTAATGATACAGCTATCTTGTTCTTTACTTTAATTATCATTTCTTCACCACCCATATCCTTAAATCACCACTTGAATATAAACCTAATGTATCTATGTGTAGTAAATCTTCTTTATAGGTAATGTCTAGTGGTTTGAGTAATACTTCACTATTCTTCTTGGTGTCAACAGTTATGGTAACACTACCTTGGTCAACAACTTTTATATGTTGCTTTCTGCTTACTAACTCAACTAATTCTTTTAATTCACTAACAGATATTTTCATTTCTTCTGGCTCTCCTGATAGTTCTTTTCAGCTTGTGTGCCGTCTTTAGCCATCTTAGCACCCTGTTCAAGTGTTGCCATCTGCTGCATCTGTGCTTGCTGTTGTGCTCTCTGTGCTCTTAAATCAGCTACTTCTTTATCACTAACCATAATATCAGGGTCTATTCCCCGTATCTTAGCTATGTTATCTACTATCTTATCAGCGTTTACCTTGTCTAATACCTCAGGTTTAACTGTTGCTATGCCTGCAACCTCTTGTAAGAAGCTATTAATATCAAACAATTCTCCTTCTCTCTGTGCTTTAGCAAGCGGAGATATGTAAACTACATCCATTTCCTCATCAACTATCTCTTCCGGAACTACTGGAAGATCGCCATTACGGAGTAATATACTAAATACCCTTACAATGATAGGGTCTATGACTTCGTCTGTGAACCTACCGACAACAGGACCTAGTAATACCATAGACTCTGATATACGCCTCTGTACCTCAGGTACTGTCATCTGTTTGGTTAGGTTAGACAATGCTTGGAATAAAGGTACAAAGAAAGTCTCTTTAATATTATCTTGCACCATCTTAATGACATCTATTGTTATCGGTATATTACCGCCAGTCAGTATAGGCTCTATGTTGCCCTCTGTCAGTTTCTCATCTTTATAGTTGACGCCTGATGGATTAAAGTTTAATGGCTGTAAATATCCTCTTGATGGTGTTATAACAGGTGGGTCTGCAATCTTCATAGCTGCTCTCAGCATTGTTTTAGTCTGTGCATTAACAAGTTTAATCTCTGACAGTGCATCCATAGC